GTTCTTCACCGTAACGGGCATACTCCAAACCGAACAAAGCGTTCAAGCCGGGGAGCAGTTCTTTAAGTAGTTGTGCGCGTGAAATAGCCATTTTATATTACTCCTTAGGCGCCAGTAGCGTTGAAGTAGTTGTGGTAACCGAAGTTCCACTGTACTTGCACTTCTGGGTAGCCAACAAAAGACAAAGCAGTGCCGGCAGGCACCGACACGGTGGTGGACAAGGTCAAAGTTGTACCGCTGATGTTAGTCACGGTCAAATAGTTACCTTGGGCCATGCCGGTCACGCTAGGAGCAATAACTTGCATACCGGGGCTAATAGCAGTGTTAGCAGCAGTAATGGTCAAAGTGGCGCTGCTGGAAGTTGCGTTGCCGCTGGTAGCGGTAACAGTAACAGCAGTGTCAGGAACCACAGCCACAACACGGAACGGAGCGCTCGATGTAATACGTGTATTACCTTGAGTACCAGAGGTGATAACACCGCCGGTCACGCCCATAGCAGAGTCACCAGTAGTGGTGTTACCGGAAGCAGAGCCACCGTTAGAACCGTTGGTAACCAAGTACATATTGGAGCCGATGAACGAGGGGTTCACGTAGCCAACAGTAGCACCGGGAGTGTTGGACACAGACGAAGTGCCTTGAGTCAAAACAGCTGCTTGGAACACAACTTGTGGATCATCCACAACATAACCCTGGATATTGTTAGAAACAGTATTGGCAGGGTAGAACTGAGCACGCACGGTTTGGCTAGAGCTGTTGACGTATTGAGCGCCAACAAACACGCCGATAGCACCAGCGCCGGAAGAAACCGACGAAGCTGCACCGAGGGCTGTAACAGCCAAAGTACCACCGCTAATAGCAACAACGTCGCCATTAAACAAGTTGTAGCCATAGCTAGAAGAGATAGGAATGAAACGGGTAGAACCCGAATACATTCTACCGCCGGTCAGGCTTACGGGTTTTAAACCGTATGCCGCAGGGACAATAGGATAAGCCATTTATAACTCCATAAAATTAAGATAAAGATGACCCACGTGTTGTCGATGATCTCTTTTCCGAGAACAACGGCATCCGAGGATCCTGCTGACGCATAAAGTTGTTGTCAACTGATTCCATCTGCGATTTTGCATGGTTCTGAAAATACTCTTCCATAGCTTTGAGTCGTTCAGTAGGCATCTTGCAAAGCATTAACCCACCAATCTCCACATTACCTTTGGCATCAGGACCAAGCATCAACTCAGGATGGTCTTCCGCCTTCACTGGCTCCCAGCCGTCACGCATCTTTTTGGACACGTTAGTTGGATCACTAATGCTCATGATCGCAGTTGCGATGTAGCGGAAGGACCAACCCGGAATAGGATTCGGATCTGGCAGAGTGCTCGATGGTTTGTAAACATAACGAGCTGTTTGTTCGCGTGATTCAATCTCACGAGGATTACGATTGATAGCCATTTTTAATTACCCCAATTTCAATACTTGTTCAGCATACTGCTGGTTAGTTAAACCCAATTTCTTCGCCAACGCTACTTGCGTCTGCGTTAATTGAACCTTCTTACTACCCGATGATCTTGCAGCCGGAGCTACTACATTCGCGGTCCTAGTTTGAGTTTGGGCGGCCTTCTCCTCTCCAAACATCTCTGGAAAGGTTTTCCTTACGCGAGCGTCAATAGTATTGAAGTACTCGTCAGATTGCGGGTTTACCCCGTTGTTGACTAGCTTTTGGTGCAGCCCTAGTGCATAGCTGGTAACTTCCTCAAACCCACGCGAACCAAACCACTGGTTTCTTGCCTGCCAGCGCAGGGATTTTTCGTCAGGTTGTACAGGCTGAGGTGCTTGTTGGCGCAGTTGTACAGGATTTTCATCCACTTGTAAAGGCTGTGGCCTAAAATTATTTGCCGCAGCAACCTTCATCTTGGCATCAGTCATGGCCTCTTGGGCGCGAATGATGGCATCCGTGTCAAAAGATTCCTGCGCCTTCTTGAAGTTCAGTCGAGCCATTTCAAGCTCTTGCTCCGCAGCAGACTTCAACGTAGTCGCATACTGCTGGCTGCCGTTGTTCACATACTGCTTGAGCGTTTTGTTCTCATTGACCAGCTGCTGGGCCAGGCGTTCAAGCTCTTGGCGCTCACGTGCCAATTGCTCTGCCTTGCGGCGCTCGTCGTGGCGGGCATGGGTCAGCTCTTTAATACGCTTCTTCACACCCTCAGAATAGTTTTCGATCTCGTCTTCTGTAGGATCGGCCACTTCGCGGTCCAAAGGCTTACGGCCTCGGTCGCGCTCAGGTGTATCGTCAACGACTTCAATATCAAAGCCGTCTTGATCTTTCACCTCTTTTTTCGTTTCCTCGATCTCGTCGGGGAACTTGAATACGTCTTCCATCATTACTCCTTTATGCGCGTGTTACGCCACGTGGATCGTCCACCACTGCTTCGACTTGGTCGTCGTTGATCAGGCGGAATTCTTTACCGTAGATCTTCAGGCGTGTACCGGCATAAGCACGGGTCACGACAAAATCACCAGGCTTGGCCCAAGCACCACTAGGGAACTTGGCGGTGTCCTTGTACGCATCCACACCTACCTTCAAGACAAACAATACCGTAGTGGCATGTTCTTCTTGGCGGACCAGGTCAGACGGTTTTACAAGGTCAAGGTCAGTACCTGCAATCTTGTCAGAGACATCAGGCACGACACACAACAATTTCCAACCAGAAGGTTCTGGCAGCATCGTTGCTTTTTGCTCATTCGTATCAGTATCAGCCGGAGCATCCACTGGTTGAATTTGCTTAGGCAGGGTTAACCCTGGTGGCAGAATAAGATCACTCATCTGATTTTTCAACTTTCTCTACAAGGTCGATAACATAACGCTCTGCCTGGGCTAGGCCTTGAATCACCCCACAGAGTTTTTGGTACTCTTCAAAAGTACGGCAATGACCACTAGCCAAATCATCGGCGTAGTTGTTCATGTCTTTGCGTATTTGTTCGCGCAATACGCTTGCGAATTTCTGAATCATTCAGACTCCTTAGGTCCTTTCTCCACTATCACATTGGCCATGTGATTTTTGATCATCTCATTGGCCGTCTTGAGCATAAGCTCTCGCTCTGCACTCCGTTGTTCGGCTTTGTGTTTGGCGATATCCGCACCAATACGCAGCCCTTCGCGTTGGTTTTCTGCGTCGTGTTGGAGTTTGTTACGTTTAACCTCCGCCCCGACTTTCATGGCACCCAACTGTAAATTGCCATCCAGTTTTTGCTTCTCCAATGCCGCTTTCTGCGCTGCGGCCATAGCGTTAACTTTGATCTTCTGCGACTCAATAGCAGTCTGCGCCTGCAATGTGCCACCCACTTTTTGCTGTTCAAGCGCCAGCTTCTGGGCGTGCATTTGCGTATTGGCCTGCAGACGCGCTTGCTCAATAGCCGCTTGAGCCTGAGCCTGCTGAGCTTTGATCTGAACTTCCTGTTGACGCAACTGCAACTCAGCTTGTTTGATCTGCATCTCTTGTTGCTGCAACTGAATAATCGGATCTTGCTGGTTCTGCTGGTTCTGCTGCTGTTGAGCTTGCTGCTGGTGTTGTTGCAACACGCGCTGAGCCGCTTGAGCCATCAAACCAGACATAGCCACTTCAGCCTCTGGCGGCAGCTTCTCATCTTGCTGAGGCAGAGCCATACCCAACTGGGCCTCCACTTGCTTGCGATACTCAAAACCAGCGTGCTCAGCCAAGTGAGCTTGCATAGCTGCCATGATCATTGGCGCTTTGGGATTTTGTCCCATCAGCTGCTGAATTTGAGGATCCTGCATAGCCGCCATGTGAACCTGAATGTGCGCTTGGTGGTCTTGGAACTGGAACGCCTTGAGCGGTACACCGTTAAGTGCATTCACGTTCTCAGAGATTGGATCCTTAGGCGTCTGGTCATCAGGCAGGGGAACCAGTTTGTCAGGATTCTTAATGCCCAACACTTCCAACATCCGACGGTGCAACTCAGGCAGGTTATAGATATCAGGCGACATCTGCGCCATCTGAATAACTGCTTGGTACTGCACCACGCGTTGAGACATCGTCGCGGCATTAGGATCGCTGACTGGAATAATATCCACGTGCGAGAAGTCTGCTTTCTTCGACTTACGGCTACCCTTTTCAGGATCAAACTCGTATTCGTCAGGACTATCCTCTCGAATAATCTCAGCCAACAATTGCAGCTCTTGCTTAAAGGCATAGTGAACCCGTGCCTGCACCGCCGTCATCACCTTCAATTGGCGTTCCAGCAAAGCCAGAGTCGTGCCCACTGGGGCCTGACTCGACATATCGCTGACCTGCATATCTGCAGTAGCCGCAAAACGACGGCCTTCGTCAACAATATTATTCAGCAGCGTATACAGAACTTGGCTAGGTTCTTTATAAGGCAAGGGCAGGATGTTGTCCCGCAGTGCGCCAGATCCAATGTCTACGTCGCGGAACTCGCCTGGAGCAATCGGGGTATCGTCGCCTTTGATCCGGAGGCCGCGTGACTTGAGACCGCCTGGTAGGTTGGAGAGGGTGCCGGCATCAACAAGCTGGCGCATAATCGATGTCGCTGATTTTGCAAATCCGCCGATAAGGTGGAATAGCCCGAAACCGTAGGCTCCAAACCCAGGTACATACTGGTAGTGTACAAAATGCTGTCTCTTAAGCTTGAGCGGATCATTTTCTTTCCAATTTCTTCGTATCGATAAAACCTGATTCGTTCCCTTGACGATCGTCATTACATAAGGCAGGGCAATACCAGTCTCATCGTTATCCTCGTCAACATCGTTGAACCCATCCAAATCAAGGTCCACCAACGATTCAAACAACGTATACCGGTCATCGCTGTTATCCGTAAAGCCAGTCTCTTGGTCTTTGGCTTTTTGAATATCATCCGTCGTGCGTGAGGGGTCACCCAACTCCACATCACGATAAAACCCCGTTGCCATCAGCTTCAGGATTTCATTCTTCGTCATCCGCATCTCATGCGTCACGCGCTCACAGGTGCGAATATCCGTACATCCATAAGGAAGAATCACATCTTCTGCTGGAATAAATACCGACTTCTGACGACCCAACGTCGGGTCTTTATAAACTTTCTTAAAGGCAGAACCTGTAGCAGGCAAGCTCCACAGCATCCGCTCTTGCTCAGGGCGGAACTCTGGCATCTTCTCTACCAGCTCATAGTTCATGTCCTCTTCAACATTCCGAGCCGCCTGCATCTTCTCAGGCGTTTCCTTACCCCAGATCGTCGTACGCACAGGCCCTTGGGCAGGGAACATCTCTGTAATCGTTTCCGACTGGAACCGTACCACCGCCTCAGTGATCATTGGGTGGAACACACCAGAAGCACCCATCCAAGGCTCAGTACGTTCTTCATACTGCAGGCCCATCAGCTTTAGGCCCATCACATAAGTCTTCTCCCACTCTTTGCGGGATTGGCGGTCTGTATCTACACTCGCCGCCAGCTCAGAACCAATTCGCTGTAATATCGACTCATCCAGTTCTTCAGCCAAGTTACCGTTAAAGCCTTCACCCTCTTCTTCTGGCTCCTCTTCCATGTCCTCTTCAGGACCTAAGACCTCAACCTCAACAGGCTCACTCTCTAATCCAGCTAAACCTTGGGGCGCTTGATAAACCGATTTGTCGATGTTAGTAGCCATGTATATCCTCAATAATAAGCGTGAGTCTTACGCTTAAAAAACTGTTGTTCCTCAGGTTCATCCGACTGCAGTCTAATAAACCCACCCCGCCTAAATCTTAACAACGCCTGCGTAGAACTATCCACCAAGTCATCATGCTCAGCATTAGGAAATGACGCCATCTGATCAATGACCTCCTGCGCCCACCTAGTCTCGGGAGCCCACACTTTACCCGATCTAAACATGTCCGTCACGCTGTTTATACGAACAAACTTATCATTCCCCCGACTGGGCGAATACTCCTCAACAAAAATCCCCATGCTCCTGAGCTCATAAATCAACGGCGCGCCAGCAGCCTTTGCCTCAACAATGAACGCATCAGGCTCCCACTCCCTATAGTGGTCATACGCCGTCTGCTTCAACTCCGGAAACTCCATCCGCTTTTGAAACGCATCTAGCAAAATAATATTCACATCACTCGGGTCTTCATCCAAATAAAAAACCCCCCACGTCGTACATGCAGAAAAGTCACTCCGCTCACTCTTCGTAAACGCCGTATCCCAAGACTGAATAATAAACTCACACGGTGGCGCTCTGTCCGCTTCCCACCTTCTCCACCACTCTCTCTTAACTAAAGCCCCCTCTTCACCCGTCGGACTCTGCTGGTACTGTGCATTCCACTTGGCAGGCGGCAACTCCTCCTTCAGGGCAGTCAATTCCTCAATCGACCAAAACTCCGGCCACAACGGCTTACCACTGGGCATGATCGCAGGTAACTCAATAACCTCCCACTCCTCACCCTTGTCCCGCATCGAGGCATCTTTAATAACCCGACCCGTCAAATCCCGCTCAGCCCAGCGCGTCATCACAATCACAATCGCCCCACCAGGCTGCAACCGCTGCCGAGGACCCGACGTATACCACTCATACACCTTGTCAAATACCTCAGGATTCCCAGACGCCATCGCCGCTTCCTGCTCTGAATGCGGGTCATCAATAATCAAAAGGTCCGCACCCTTACCGGTAACAGTACCACCTACACCAATAGCGAAGTACTCGCCGTTCTGACTCGTCGCCCATCGCCCAGCACTCTTGCTATCCTGCCTCAAAGATACAGACGGGAACACCCTGCTATATTGCTCACTCCCCACCAAGTTCCGAACCTTACGCCCAAAGTTAACAGCCAGGTCACTTGTATTAGAGCTCTGAATCACTTTCTTATTCGGATACTTCCCCAAAAACCAAGAGGGCAGTAGGAAGGACGCAAACTCCGACTTCGTATGCCGAGGCGGCATGTTAATGATCAGCCTCTTCAATCTCCCAGCCGCAATCTCTTCAAACTTCTTAGCCATTAGGGCATGGTGTCTACCATGAACAAAAGACGGCCACATCAGCTTCACGTACGACATGAAACTACTCTGCGCCACCTCCCGCTCACTCGCCAGCCGGTAATCCTCCACCAACTGGAATATCGGCTCTTGCTGCTCCTTAGGCAGGGCGGCAATCAGCTTCTCAATCTCACTCAACATCCAACTCCCTAAAATTGATATACACCGGCCTCACCGACCGAGCAGCCCCCTCTACCCTCTTAACCACACCAAGGCGCACTAACCTATCCACGATCTCCTTCGTGTTCCCCAAACCCATCTTCCCACGGGCAACAGCAATGTTTCGTAGAGACGGCCCATACCCATACCGCTTCCAAAACTCATCTATAACAATAAACACTTCCGTCTGCATAGGCGTCATACCAGCCTCCATACATTCCTCAAACGTCTTCTCCCGACGTCTCCTAACCATCGCCCTGTTAATCAAAACTTTCTTCATGCTGGTAATATTAACACCTTGACTAAGCAACTATTGTCTAAGCAAGCTGTTAATAATTCCACTTGGGATACCCCCCCGTGGGTCCGCTGTTTGGCGAGCATGGGGGTGGTTTTCCACAAACTAGGTGACAGAGGGTGGGGAATAATGTTCATGGCCGAGCGCCGGTGCCACCGGTCGAAAGAGGGGGGTGGGGGG